ACACTGGGGAGAGGAAGTACCCTTGGCACGAACAAAGAAGCCCGATCAGCAAAAAGCCGACACAGTGGTTGTACCAAACCACAACGCCGAACCTTCTGAAACAACCATAATCGTTCAAGAACCTATGGCAGACGCCGACATGATCGGCCAGGGGTTACTTGGACACCACACCCACTTCCTCACTGGGGATATTGGGTATGAGAATATCAGTCGTGCCATCCAGTGGATCGTCTTTGAGCATACGAACACCGAACGACCAGATCATCTGACCTTATACATCAATTCGGGAGGGGGTGACCTGTACAACGCTTTCGCTCTGGTCGATATGATGATGGTAAGTACGATTCCTGTTCACACCGTGGGTATTGGTAACATCATGTCTGCCGCTGCATTGATCTTCGCATGTGGAGAAGCCGGACACCGTTATGTGGCACAACACACTGGGATCATGATGCACGAATTCTATTCCGACATGGAGGGTAAGGAACACGAGTTGAAAGCCTCTATGATTGAATTGGGATATTGCAGAGCCCGTGTGAACAACCTACTCACGAAACGTTGTGGGATCACCGAGAAGAAGATTAAGGACAAATTGTTACAACCATCCGATGCGTGGCTGACCGCAGAGGAAGCGATCAAGTATAAGTTAGCCGATGGTATACTCACAAAAATCCTGTAGGAGGATGTATGTTTCAGTCGAGACAGTTGGAGAAGCCCGCTCCGAAAACGAAGTTCAGAAAGCAAGCCGAAGAAGAAGTACGGGATAAGCAGAGAAAAAAGCAGCAGCAAAAGCAAATGGCCACCAAACGTGGCTATGATATGTGGGAGGATGAAAATTATGGGAAGTGATGAAGTGATAGGTCAAATGATTCGCACTGCCAAGGATAACCTTGCAGAAGCCGAATTGGAAGTGGTGCGTAAGCGTGAGTGGCTTCGAGGTCTTGAAGGCGAATACGAAGAGATCAAGCGCAGACGTGTCGCTGAATCCACCGGAGATTCCCGTACCCTGTTGAACGGATAAAGGCTGGCCCCGCTACCATGTGTGGTGAGGGTTCTTTGGGCGTTGACCCGTGTGACGCCCATTGCAAATTATCATGAAAAAGAACTCCAATATGACACCCACCCTAGACTGCCGCGGATTAGTATGTCCCATGCCCATCATTCAGGTGCGCCTGAAACTCAACCTAATGCACAAGGGCGATCAGTTAGTTATCCTTGCAGACGATCACACCTTCCACGATGAATTTGCTCGGTTCTGCCAGTTAGCGGATATCACGCTCCTAAAAAAGACCTATCACGGCGATTTTTATGAGTATTTGGTCCAAACTATTTCATAACCCCAATCAAATCAACCACTTAGACACTTGACAATCCCCTGGGATATGCTATAATTATATCATGTTGAGAAACACAAAAGAGCGAGCATTGCTGTTTGCCACTGCGGCTCATGCTGCGGTGGGACAAGTGCGTAAGTATACGGGTGAGCCTTATATCGTCCATCCTATTGAGGTGGCAGGTATCGTTGAGAGTGTGCCTGGGCATACTGTTGAAATGGTTGCCGCTGCCTATCTCCATGACGTAATTGAGGATACACAAGTTACCCTTGAGGTGCTTGTGGAAGAGTTTGGTCCTGAGGTCGCTAACCTTGTTTTGTGGTTGACGAAGGTAGGGGAAGCGGAGCATGGAAACCGCGAGGCTCGCAAGGAATTGGATCGTGAGTATTTGGCACAAGCGCCCGCTGATGCCCAAACAGTCAAATTGGCTGATTTGATTTCCAATACGAAGTCAATTGTTCAGCACGATCCGAAGTTTGCAGAAGTCTACATGAGAGAGAAATTGGCACTGTTACAAGTGCTGAAAAAGGGCGACCATGACCTGTGGGTCCGTTGCTACAATAATTGTTCGTGGTAGTTCACTTGGAGGACATGATGGTTTGGATGGCGTTATTGGTGAGTACAGGTTTGGGAATAGGCGTCGGGTATGGAATTGGACGTGTGAAGGTGTGGCTTTCCAAGCATGAGGTGAAGTCCAAAACGATTGACCTTGATAGTCCGTTACTGAAAACCCGTCTCAGAGTGAAGGGAATTGTCAAAAATGTCTAGGCCAGTAAAGAGGGGCGTCGGTAAGAAACTCCCGAAAGCCGCAAAGATTTCTCCGAGACCTGTGAAGAAAGAACGACTAGCGATCCTTGAAAGTCAAGAGGACGTTGACAAATTGTGTAGGGACTTTGACGTGAACGATATTGACGATATTGAGGATATTGTCTCTGGTCGTGTTGGGGAAGCCGAATGGTAGACCCCAAGGAACAGCCAACCCGTAGACTCACTGACCGTGAGTGGATTACGAAGATGGCTGAGTTAGAGGATGGATGCGATGTTTCCGCTGGAAGCATTGATGTGTTAATTGACGGTGAACGAGTAGAGGAGTAAGGGATGGCACAATCAGATTCTCCGCAGGGAAAAGGAACGAGATCAGTATTTGGATCGTGGCTTTCAACCAAGAAAGGCATGACCTATACAAAGTATTCGCACATGCCGACCGCTGCGAAACTTGCAATCCAGCAGGAGTATGCTGGAAGAGGAAGGGAGAACGTCCGTGAGCCTGGACAAAGCGATAGAACACAAGAAGGAACAGCGGAAGCCGTACCGCAAGTCTAAGGCATTTGACGGCAGTTGTCGCAACCACGGGCGTTGTTCGTGGTGTGAAGGCAACCGAACTTATCATGACCAGAAGGCAGCACAGTCTGCCGATGAACGAGGAGAAGTAGACGATGAATAAGGATTTGTTAGCACCCAAGGAAATCACCCGCGCTGAATTGAAAGCGTTAGTGGACGAATGGGAAAAGAATGGTGGGAAGATCACGCAATGCCCGGAGGGTGTCGCATTGAACTTCCGAAGCCCTGAGACGCCGAAGGTTCTACGACCCAAGCACCTCAGAAAGCCACGAAAAGTCAAGGCAGTGGCAAAGAAAAAGAAGAAAAAGTAAGTCTTGACAATGTACCGCAGTTGTGCTATACTATCACCTTCATAATGGAGACAATCGACATGGCCAGAGGTAAAAATAAAAAGACCGCTCAAGCAGAGAAGATTTTGCTTGTGCTGTTGGATGGGCATGAAGCCCCAGTCGGAGAGATTGAAACTCTCCTCAGTTCCCACATTGTTCTCAATCGTTTTTCTGCCTATCTATGGGATTTGAAGCAGATCGGTGCTGAGATCAAGCGCAATAGAGTCGGTCGCAAGATCGTCTCATACCAGTTAGTAAACGTTGAAGCCATGACTGCCTACGCGCAGGAACGTGGTTTAATCGCTCCCCCAGCCGTTGTTCTTTCCGCTAGCGACCTGATGGTTGCCGCGGGTTGATCTTTGGTAGAGTCCCGTAGACAACACAATCCTCCGGCTGAGTGTCCAAACATCGGTCCGTACTCGGATTGTGAAATTCTACGATACCGTCTGCCAGGTGGAGTCGGGTGAGGGTTGCAAATTAAATAGGATAGGCGCATAGCCAACTTAGTAAGTACCGCAACCTCTCACCGGACCGTCCAACAGGAGAAGTATTTTGAGAATCGTAGCCTTTTCAGACAGCCACGGATTTCATCGCCGTATGGATATTCCCGATGGGGATATGCTCATTTGCGCCGGTGATTTCTCAATGCGAGCCAAGAACTTTGAGGTGACACAGTTCGCCGAATGGTTCAATAAGCAACCACACCAGTTCAAGGTTATTGTACCTGGAAACCATGACGTGTATTGCGAAACGGACCCTCACTTTGCGCGAGAGGAGTTTGCCCCTGCAACCTACCTCTGTCACGAAGAGAAGGAAGTCAATGGATATCGTGTGTTTGGTTCCCCGTATTCCAGTTCAATCTATGAGCCTTCCCCTTGGTCCTTTGATTATAACCCAAAGGGACCCCGCTCAGAAGCGATCTGGTCACAGATTCCAGACAACATAGATATTCTTATCACACACGGACCCCCAAAGGGTATCTTGGATCGGGTCTTTGATCCTCATGTGGGTGAGGACCCGCATGTGGGTGACGTGAATCTCTTGTATCATGTGAAACGTGGGTTACCGAGGGTCCATATCTTCGGGCATATCCACGAAGCCTACGGATCATACATCCGAGATACCTGGACCACACGGTTCTACAATGTGTGTATTTGTGATGTTCACTATCAGCCCAGCAACCCTGTGACGGTGTTTGATTTATGAACGACAGTCTTTCACAAGCACTCCAAAGACAACTTCAAAAACTGATGCCGGAGAAGTTTCCGGCACCAGCCAAAAAAGTCAAGATGCCCGATGTTCAGACGACCGGGTTTCGCAAGACTCACCTGGTCTTTCAAGAGGGTAGTTCCAACAAAGAGTACATCGTGCAGATTGCGGCCGTCAAGGGTCTCTACGAGGTACGGTTTGAATATGGTCGTATAGATGGACACCACGAAAAGGGGATCAAGAATGATTCCCCAGTCGGACTCGTTCGGGCGAACGAAATTTTCAATAAGTTAGTTGCAGACAAAAAGAAGAAAGGCTACAAGGAGAAATAACCATGCCAATGTATATTGTCGAGAATACGGAAACAAAAGTCGTGAGCGATCTTCCACGAATGTCTTGGACAGATTTACAGAAATTTCTCTCTGACAATCCGACCTACAAGCAAGTGGTGACGGCACCTGCGTTTGTCAAGGTGTACTAATGCCTAACTACGATATCCTCCACAAGCCAACGGGAGAAGTAACGGAGCGATTCATGACGATTGCTCAGTTAGACACCTTCCTGGCAGAGAACCCGGAGTATGAAGTGACCTTCCTCAAGATGCAGGTTGGCGATCCAGTGATTCTGGGTGTCCAGCGTCCCCCTTCTGACTTCGTGAACCATATCATTGCTCCTATTGAGAAACGTTATTTCGGCAAGCGCCGTGAGTCCAAATTCAGCGAACGGAAGCAACAAGTCTGATGCCTAAGCCCAGTGACAAAGTTTCTAAGTTCAATTTCAATGGTATGGGTCATATCTACATGAACATTGACCAATATGATAAGGATATGAAGGCGGCCGCCTGGTACATCCGTCATGCACTGGGCAGCAATCATGGATTCAAACCCGAAGCCTGTTCTGGGTGTGCGGAAGTGGCTCAATTCCTCAAGGATAATCCTGATGGCGTTTAAGCATACTAAAATTCCTGGATTGGAATACCAACTCCCCACCGTCACTACGGATATGGGTCGTTGGTATGAGACTCCGACAGGAAAACGTTATCCCTCCGCTTCGACCGTTGCAGGGATGCTCAGCCGTGAAGCCATTGCGAAATGGCGAGCGCGAGTGGGGGCCGAAGCCGCAGACAAGAAAACCAAGAAGGGTGCGGACCGCGGAACTTACGTGCACCTCTTGTGCGAAAAATATCTCCTGAATACCATGACGATGCAAGAGCGCCTCGGCATGATGCCTTCCATGAAGGAACTCTTCCTTCAAGTTAAAAGGTTTTTTGACCTGCACATTTCCGAAGTCTACTGCATTGAACAAGCCCTGTACTCTGATCGTCTCCGTCTTGCCGGTCGCTGTGACGCGATTGTTGTGTGGGATGGGGAAATCGTCATCCTGGATATCAAAACCGCAGGCTACGTGAAACCCGAAGAGTGGATTCTCAACTACTTTGTTCAAACCTCTGCCTATGCGGAAATGTTTGAGGAACGCACAGGGATTCCGGTTCATAAAGTTGTGTTAGCGACGGCCATTGAAGGTGAGTTGCACGGCACGATCACCATGAAGAAGAAAGACGCTTATCTCCCAGTGTTGGACAATTGCATTGCTCAGTATTACATGGAGCAGGAGGCAAAATGAAAAAAACACTTTCTACAGCGATTCTATGTGCGGGGTTCCTCTTGGGACCATCCATTCATGACGAACAAGCCGTCCTGGTTGACCTCTCACGCACTCAATTGGTTGAGCGTAACTACAAAGTCGTGGCGACCCTTAAGGAAGAGAAGTGTTTGACGGAAGCCATTTACTACGAAGCCGGTAACCAATCCGAGATCGGTAAGGAAGCAGTGGCGTTGGTGGTCCTCAATCGGGTAGGTGCTCACAAGCGCCCAAAGACGATCTGCGGTGTCATTGCTCAAGCCCATGTCGTAGATGATCGTAAAATCTGCCAATTTTCCTTCTGGTGCTCACCCAAATACAAGCCGAATAAGGAACAATGGAATGAGTCACAAAAAATCGCCCATCGTGTCTTGCAATCGTACTGGAAACGTGATATACTATCCCAGTATCAGAGTGCTTTGTATTATCATGCTGACTACGTGCACCCCAAGTGGCGTAAGTCAAAAGTGTTCCTCGGTAAGATCGATAAGCACCTGTTTTACGGAGAGCAGCATGACGCAAAGTGATCGTGTGACCGCGTGGGTGTTCTACATAATTGTGGCGGTGATGGTGTGTGTCAGTTGGTGGGCCGTGTGGTCCCTGTGTAAGTATCTTGTGCATCCAATTTTAATGGGAGGTTGATTATGTCAGTGAAGGTTGTTCATGCAGAAAATTTGACCGAGGAACAGCAGTCGCGTTTGAAGAAGGCATTGAAGGATGCCGCGGATAGCCGCCTTCGTTCCGAAGCGGAGACCGAGTATTTCAGTGAAGTGGTCAAGAAGATTTCTGAGGATTTGAAAATCCCGAAGAAGTTGGTCAAGGCCCTTGCTGCCACCTATCATAAACAGAATTTCGATGAGGTCGTGGCAGAACACGAAGCCTTTGAGAAGATGTACAAGACGGTAGTGAAGTGACGCTTCCGAGAGAAGGCGGCATGCCGCGCCAGTATCAGGATGATGGGGTGCTCAACACCCCTGTCCACAAAAACTACATTCTATCTGTGCAGAAAATCACAGATGATGTGGAGTGTTTATCGCTGATCGTCCAGGTGCTTGAATTATATCCTGGGGTGGACCGAGCCTGGATTGCACGTTGTTTGTCGTGGCCACTCCCGAAAGGCTGATATGAGTAACATTGCGGTGAAAGAAATCCTGAAAACGATTGAACAATTGACCGCGATGCTTGCATTGCTCACCGGGCAATTGAAGCGTTTGATGGACAACGAAAAGAAAGCAGGCAAATGATGCCTACGAAAGAAGAGATACAGAATTTCTCTCTGATGCTTCGTGAGTACGCGGAACACAAGAAATTGAGCCTGTGGGATGCGCTCTTGCTGTACTGTGAGACAACGGGCATGGAGCAGGAAGTCGCCGCGAGTCTCCTCACGAAAGCCGTGCTTGCAGATTTGACCGTGGAAGTCCAAGACATGAATCTCCTCAAGGTGCGAGGACGAAAGGCTGGTCGTTTACCGATCTAGGAATTATGCTCACAGGGTTTGATACGTGCGTCATGTACACGGCGCTCAAATTACATTTCACGCCCGGCACCTACGATTTTTTCAAGTACCACGGAAAAGTCAAGAACA